CTCGCCTATATGCTCCGCTTGCTAACTGAATTCTAATAACTCCTGCTGATGGGGTATCTGAAGGAATCGTTGTAGTCACGACCACGGCAGTTTCTGTCGCTCCAGTCAATGCTGTATTCAAAGATAGTTGGTCAGTGTCGATTGCAGGATTGCCTTCTGCATCCGTAGAAGTACCATCCCAAGGGCCAACCAAAACTCTGTCTTCAGTGCTAATCAAACCACTAACTGTGAAAGTCACGTTGTTTGGTGGCGATACTTCAGATGCAGTTAAGTCAAAGACCTTATCACTTGAGCCTAAGTCTTGAGAACCCACACCATAAGCACCGATAAGCGCTGAACCTGTAGAAACACCCAAGCCTGGCGCTGCTGTGGTTTCTACCGCTCTAGGCGTTGCTGTACCAGAAGCCGTACCTGTTGCAGTTGAAACGCCTGTAATAACTTGAGAATTCGTAGGAGCTGCGCCCGTCAGAAGCTGAATCCACATCTTCGTGCCGGCAGTAACTGAGTCGATGGCTAGCATCTGGCCTGTGCCGCCTGTCCAGCTTACTGCTTCAAACGCTGAGAAAGTTCCCGTTCTTGCTGACAAGCTGATTTCGTGAGTTACGCCACGAAACAAAAGACCGTTTAGACCGAATAAAGTCTCAACAGTCCCGTTTCTAGTAATGTATTTAGCTTTCTCATAGACATCATTGATGGCTGTTCTTGTGCCTTTGTCCCACTCAATATAATAGGCTTCATTTACGCTGTTGTTATCAATATCAAGTTCAACATAACCTTGAGTATTGGCAGACGAATCCCATCCCGCAACAGTTCCTGAAGCAGTCTGGTTGTTTAAGTCAGTCGACCTAGACAAAGCAAATACGTTATTACCTCTTGACGTAGCAGAAATTGCAAATTCGCCATAGGTAAAACCGTAGTCACGGGTCAGACCTAGCAATTTTCGACCGTCAGTATCGGCTCCACCTGTTCGTACTTTAATCATGAAACGGTGAGAAATACCGCCAGCCGCGTCAGAGTTAAGACCTAGACTTGCAGCGTTGTTGTCATTGTTCCACCAATCATCAGAAATAACTGAACCGTTTTGAATAACCTGAATATCAGGCGCGTTACCAAAGTTTACAATTCCGTCATAAATGACATCACCGGATGATTGAATAATAGAACCGTCATACAAATGCTCGCTTGCAGCGTCATCAATATTGTAGTTGCCTAAAAGCGTGATGATGTTATCCGTAGAGCGTGATGATGGGTTTTCATCAGTAATGTCTAGCTGGTCATCGCCGCTTGAACTTGCATCATCTGCAAAGTCTTGCAATGCTCGGTGAAATTCAATTACCGTTGCGTAAGTCGGGGTTGTTCTTCCGTTAGTCCCAGCGGTTCCGTCGTGGTCTGCGCCAACGTACCGGATATTCCCGCTAGAACGCGTTATTTCCCAGTCTAATGGTTCAAATGCCATTTTCTATTCCTTAAATTGTGATTGCTTTTTCGGCAACCAATCCACTAAACGTACCGCCTGAATAATTCTGATAAAACGCATCAGACGGATTCCCAATTACTCTATAGAGCGTTGTTGAGCCGTAATTGTAGCTATAAACATCACCTTGCGCGATTGTTTCTATGAAAACAGGCTCTGTTGCGTATCCTGTCGCGTAATCAATCCAAGTTTTACTAGCACCGCCGCCAGATATATATTGATTTGTCATGTTGAACTTGACAAATTGCCCGTATTGATTCGGGCTAGTCTCAAACGCTATTGCGCCGTTTTGTATTTTATGTCTAGGAATTCTCCCAGCTTTACCGTCAGCCCCTTTCTTTCCTGATGGGCCTTGCTCTCCTTTATCTCCCTTGTCTCCTTTTGGACCTTTCGGGCCTACGGGTCCATTTTGACCCTGTATACCTTGATCGCCCTTATCACCTTTGTCGCCTTTAGCGCCTGTTTGTCCCTTTGGACCTTGTGGTCCCATTGGGCCTCTTTCGCCGTTTCTACCTTCTAATCCCTGTAAACCTTGTTCTCCGCGCTCTCCAGGCTCGCCCCTTTGACCTTGATCGCCTTTTTCACCAGGTATTAGCTTGAAATCGCGAACAACTTCTAGTTGTTCCGACAATTGCTCAATTTCTGATTTCGTTTTCCTATCTAAACGCTGAATTCTTTCTAGGAATAACGCTACAGCTTGATTAATCTTCAACGAAACACCTTTTCAGGCTTTCTGCGAGCGCTTGATTTAATCCACGCTCTCCGTCATCGTCTTCGTCATCTTCCTCTTTTCTGACCGCTCCAAACGGTTCAAGGCTGTATTCAACTCCAAATTGCTCTGCTAATTCTCTATCTCGGGAAATTTGAGACAATAATTCCTCAGTATCCATTCCATATTGAGCCGCAACAGAGTTCAAAGGCAATATACCGCTCTGCAACCCTGAGATAGCTGCATTCATTTCTTTCTGAGGATCAACCCAAGAGAAACCTCTGCCCCTAAACTCAGCCGCAGCAGAAAATCTGTCATACTGCCGCAAGGGTATGCCAAAAGAACCAACTTCCATTGCAGCTCCAAGCCAAGAGTCAAACACAGCCCGAACAAAATGATCTATCACAAACTGTGTTACATTCTTGTAGAAATCTCGCTCTTCTAACGCGCCTTGTCTGATGCTTGAATAGCTTGTTGCTTCCAAATCGTTAGACAAAGACGTGTAAGAGACTCCCAGCCCACTGGCAATTCCTTTTAAAATAGATTTATGAAAGCTGTCAAAGTCATTGCTAGGGAAGGTAGGCTGAAAGTCAACGAAATTTACGCCTGTAGGTAAATTGTGGAAAGTTCCAGGTTCGGCGCTAATTATCGGGGTTTGCCCATCATAATCGTCGGCAACAAATCCATCTCCGCTCGGGCTTGTAAAAAAGCCCATCTTTGAAGCACCAACGCGAGCATTGACCACTGCCGCCTCTCTAAATGCTCCTAATTGCTTTATTGCCGTGATTGCAGGAGTCAACCAAGGCTCTCCGCGTGTTTGACCTGGCCTCAACTGCTTATACAAGTGAATAACATTTTCAGCAGGGATTCTTTTGTACTTTTCTGACTTTGTGTTAGTAGCGTAATCAAAATCGCCTGGATGGTATTGTAATTGGTGGTAAGCTACAGGTCGCTTGAACCTGTCAAGCTCAACACCCATGCGAATCTCTCTACCATTGCCCAATTTTTTGTTTAATTGGTCATCAATTTGATCTGCTTCTATGAATTCCAGCGCAAAAGAGTCTCTAAAAGCAACGTTTCTATGCTTTACGATGAAAGCCTCGCCGTCTTTAGCCATGAGTTCAACAGCAAGCTTTTGAGCATCTATCCAAGAAAGTTTGCCGTCAACTGTGCAATAACCGCACTTTCCCCACATCTTAAATGCATTTTCAACCGATTGATTGCCTGTTTGATCTAAATTACCAATAGAATCCACAGCTTTAGACTGAAATTGTATGCCTTTATCGCCTATTACATTGATTTTTAATAACTCAAAGTAACGTCTAACGTATTCGTTATTAACAGATAGATCTCTTGACCTGTTTCGCAACACTTTCAGAGCAAACCTTAGCTCGCTGTCAGCCGATCTTTCTGATGTAACAAAATCAGAAAAAAGCCTTCCGGTATTCACACCATCGTATTGCCGACGAGATACTGCTTTTTCCTGCTGCTTTTTCCTAAATAGGTCTAAAAAGGCCATCAAAACCTCACTTGAATTGTAGCGCCAGTGTTTCTGTTGCTTTCACCGTCTAATTTTGCTATTTGAGCTTTGACTTTCTTAGCAAAGTAATCTTCAGCTTGACTTAACTCTTCAAACGTCATTTTGGTCAAAGATCTTCCAGCTATGCTGTAACTGGCAACGTCGGCATCTGCTTTTCCAGAAATTAAGCTTCTTATTTTCTCTAAAGTGATCTCTTCGTGAGTCCTTGGGTCCGAATTGTTCTGATCAAGGTCTGCAACGACTTCTAAATTATGACCTCTTTCTAACGTATATCTTTCGCTGTCAGAAATTCTAATAACGTCTAGCTGCCAGTGATAAGATCCTGGGTTCCACGCGCTTGTTGTAGTTGAGCTGGCTTGAAACAGGTAATGAGTTGTTTCATTTGAAGATGCAATGTTTATTTCATTGCCCCCACCAGCAATACGAGCAATGAACTCCATTGTGTACAAGGTGGGGTCGTAGACTGCGACGATTTCAGTTTTCTTGAATTGCACAAAATCGCCGACAACTATTGAAGAAGGCAGTCCTTCCTTAACAGTGTCAAAGTAGTTTGTTGTTGCCATTAATCACCGCCATGCGTTAAGCCATCCTCCACTCGCCCTAGGAACAAATGGCCTTTTTTTGATAACCTCTTCTTCTGGTTCAGTCTTGGCCTCTGCCAATTTTGCCTGAATTTTGTCTGCAATGCTATTGACAGATACATTGATTATACTATAAGCAGCTATACTGTAAACAAAACAATCTAAAGCCTCATTGCGGGGCCGGATTTTCTGAAAGATGCGTTTCTTAAACCCCCTGACAAATTTTGTTATTATTTTTTCAGCAGTAAGCTGACGAAAATATTCTTCGTTTAATTCGTCGGAGAAACTTATATAACCAGCGCCAGGCTCTTCTATTCTTAGACGTGAGAAGACAAGATCCTTGATTGTATCAACTCCAATCGGAAATACACGACATTTCACAATATTATTCTTTGACGGCTTTCCTGCAATGGCTCTGCCTTCACCACCAACACCTTTAATCGCAAATATCCTACGAGAAAAGTTTTTGTGGCAATATTGATAAACGCTATTAGTAAAGTGACCTCCCGAATCTACTGCTGTTGCTCTTACGCCTAAGATTCTTCCGTCTTCAGTCTCAAACGATCTGTTTAGTTGCGAGTCTAAAGCCGCCCAGAGTTGAGGCGTAGAAGGATCTCCAGGCAAGACTTCATGGCCCAGGACCGCGCTGGCATCATCTCGCTTCCATCCTACGAACGTGACCTCTATTCTGTCGTCCTGTACGTCGGCCCCAGCAGTAATAATCACAACGTCTTCAGGCACATACTCAAAGTGCTCTCGCCGCTGATAAAGGTTCATCTCATCTACGGTGATCCCTTCGTCGATCCAAGGCTCGGCCAAATAAGTATTCGTCCACACCTTTAACTGCTCAGGGTTTTTCTTGACAGATAAAAATTCTCTTACTCCTTCTGATAAAGCCGTCCAAGGTGAGTAAAGTCCTGATATTTTAAACCCTGCAATACCCTTGAACTCTTCTTGCGCTTGCCATTGTCCATTTCTTACAGACCACCTTCTATCGGAATCAGACCACAAGGCAGAACATTCTTCGCACATATAGCCTGCTGTCTCTGGATCGTTGTCTACCCATCGGACATTAGCCCAAATTAAAGTCTGAAAATGCTCACAATGCTTGCATGGCACATAGTATTCTCTTTTGTCAGACTTCTCATAAGCGTTTTCTATTCTAGATATATCTTTAATAGTGGGTGTTGATACTGCAATAATTTTAGAATTATGGAATGTAGAGGTTCGTTTACGAGCCAAAGACAGCGGATCACCCTCTGTTCCTGCTGAAACAGGGAACCTATCAACCTCATCCGCTAAAATGATTCTGATTGGTCGGCTAGCAAGACCGCTAGGTGAATTGGCACCGACTAGGCTTAAACTGCCGCCAGGATAAATCTTGTGCAACGTAGTGTTGTTGGAGTCTCTAGCTCTCGGATCTTTTACTTTACCGAACAGACAAGGGGTCGCTCGTAATAGACCGTTAGCAATTCTGTCTTTAGAAAACGACTGAGCCATAGATTCTGTAGGTTGTAGCATGAGAATCGGACACGGGTCATGGTCAATGTGAAAGCCTATAATGTTCAAAAGCGCTTCCGACTTGCCTAGCTGCGCCCCAGCCATAACGACGACTTCTTTAGTCTTGTGCTCAGAACAAGCATCCATGATGCCACGTTGGTATTCAGCCCTAGAAGTTCTCCAAGTTCCAGCCTCTGCACTAGTCTGAGAGTCTAACCGTCTTTCTAGGTCGGCCCACTGACTTACGCTTAGGCGTGGTGGAGGCTTTAGCGTCTTGATCGCCTCCTTCAGGTGCTGCTTTAGGTTTGCTAGTCCTGCTCGCTGAAATTTTTGGGTCATAATTGCTTAACTCTTCTAAGGCTTCGTTAATGAAATCGCTAATTATTTCTTGGACAATACCAATTTCGCTTTCGCTTGCCACTATCGGCGCTGCTTTAGAGGGGACACTAGTCAATTTAGACTTTAAGTTTGAAAGAGTATCAGTCCAAGCCTTAACAACGTCGTCAACTATCACAAGTTGATTCCTAACCTTTGCTAATTCCAGCTCTGCTATCTCTGCTTCTGCGTTTACTTTACGGGTTCTAGCTTCATCATAACTAGACCCTATCTTCACCCCACCTGTACTAGCCATATCTCCTCCAATGTCAACTCTTTAGATTATATATAACTTCTTCCCTTTATTCATCTTGAATTAGTTTCATAATATTCTGTCGCTAGCGGAAATGCGCGCTCGCGAAATCCC